GGCCTAATTGCAACCATATATTTAATTTTTTTATTATAATCTATATCTCTGGATATTTTTGTAAAATAATCACCTTGCCACGCATCATAGGTGAACAGGACTCCAGAGAATCCACTATCTTCTAAAATATCAATATTATTATTTTTATTTTTATTTGTATGGTCGCCTCCACCGAAATAGTAGTAGTCCATCCTAATACAAATCCTCTATTTTATATTTTTTTCCGTCTTCAGAAATTTTAAATCCTTCTTCTGCTACGGACTTCCATTCAGACTTTTCTAACTCTTGTTGCTCTCTGATTTTTTGCATTTCTTCTTTCCACTTATTCCTTAATTCTTCTGGATAGTCTTCTTCTTCACGATCATCCCAGAAGGAGCCTATGGTATATCTTACTCCCTTTTTAATTAAGGTAACTTCATGGATATTTTCGAAGCCTCCTGAAAATGCTGCCAACATTCCAGTTTTTGGCGCTATCTCTATTTTCTGTTTAACAAAGCGCAAAATTCCACCATCGAAATCTTCATTCAAATATAGGAAGGCAGCATATCTACTTCTTTCAAACGGGCTGGGGCTACCATCTATATTTGTATTATCTGAATGTGGCCTAGCATACGCTCCAGGCTCCCATTTTTGAGTATGATATCCTATTTTTGATATAGTATTTACATCTTTATCATGAATAGAAGCGATAGCAATTTTAAATCTATTTTCAAGGTCCGAGAAGAAGTCTGACTGTAGGCCAAATTCTTCTAACTCAGAATCTCCGTCTTGAGGAAGTATAGATGAATATGACTCATAAAAAGAAATTGGATTCCATAAAATTTTACCGTTGTCAGCCTGTGTGTCTAAAACCTTTATAACTGCTTTAGACTCTTCTTCTGTAATAAAGTTTTCAATTATTAATATATCTTCTGTTAATCTTTTAACCTTCATGGCTGCCTTTCTCCAGTATGTCTAGCAATAGTCCAGAAAAATGGAACGGTATATCTTATCCCAGAAACTATTTCAGTTACACCATGGATATAATTCATGTCTCCAGGAAAAAAGTAGGCTGCACCAGCCTTTGGCTTGAATTGAATTCCTTGATTTGGAAAATATAACTCTCCACCTTCATAGTCATCATTCAAATAGAATAGTCCAGCAAGATCGTACCAGGGGAAGTCATTAGGAAGTCCAGCATCGGGACCATCATGCAATTCTTTATCGGCGTGTGGCAATTGGAATTGACCAGGAAGCCATTTAACCATGGCTGGACTTGTAGGGAAAGCCTCTACATTGAAAAAAGAATCAACCTCAACCTTTAATCTAGATACCATATTATTGATAATATAAATTATTCTTGGATTTATTTTTTCAATATTTGGATATGTAATAACTCTATCTGCCCAATATGATGCATCATATATTACTGTTCCGTTTTCATTATAATGCGTTTCTGTTATATCCCATACATTATTGTTTCTAATGAAATCATTAAGTTGTTTTAACTCTTTGTCTGTCATAAAATTTTCTAAAGAAACAATGTTGTCTGAAGACTCCCCAAAAAACCCAGATGGAGTTATTGACTGAGGATTTGTGATATCAAAATTGGCTACTCTACTCATACTTTTATTATACACCCCTAAGAATACTTTCTTCTATGCCATGTTTCGTTAAGATAGATCCCACCATTTGGCTTTCTATACTTTTTGCTATTCTTTAGATTTCGTCTAATTATTTGTTTTTCATCTAACTCTATATATTCTGATTCCCAGTCATCCCTCTTAAATGGCAGAAGTTGCATGTATGGAGTTCCCTCTGGAATCAATCCGCTCCAACCACTTTTAATAAAGAATGGCATCGTTCCTGGTATATCTACAGAATCATTGTCCACAATTCCAGATGTATTTAAAAATGGTAAATCAAACCTATTAAATGGATGAGAATATAGAACACTATATCCCTCTGGGACAGATGGTGCCCAGTCTGGAAACCAGGCAAAGTGGTTCTTCCTATACCCGTCTGGTTGCATAAACCCAGGCATTTCACTTCTATATTGGATAAAATCTTGATACATAGGATCTTTTATCTGAGCAATTAAATCACCTTTATGCTCTACAAAATTTATATCGCATGGAGTTCTTAAAACATACCCAGTTCCCATAATGTCATAGATGGCTGGACAAGCCTTCCAGGTAGGAATCTTTCCGCCATCATTATCTTTATACTCTGTACCATTAGAGTCTTTAGCATATCTATCATATTTTTTATACCATTCAGGTATATTTTTTATGGTAGGTATTGGTGAACTACTGCTGCTGGATGTAAGCCATGGTCTGTTTGATATAAAATTAATCTTCATTGATTACCTTCATAACTATTTTTTTAACTTCATGTTCTCCATACTTTTCTCCACGATGATCTGTGGCATTCCTATAAAAATGTGTCCATTCTCCCCTAGAATTTAATTCTTGAGAAACATTACCTCTCTCTCTTATAAGAGTGTTCCACTCAGGATATTTCATAAAATCAGGCATACCACTTTTTACAGTAAGGGTAATATCATTAATTTTATTTAAAAATACTGGCATTATTGATGCAACTATTGTTCCAGCACTTATAAATATTTCTTCATTAGGCTTATTGACCATCAAGGCTACTGGAATAGATCCAATCAATGCTGTAGAACTTATTACAGTACTCATACATTGATAGCCTTCTGAAAAAATGTTGGGTGGAGGCATGGTAAGTAAAGAAATATTTTTATCTGGTGAGAAGTAAATGCCAGTATCAAGGCTTACAGTACCGTTAGCCCTTCTAGTAGAAACAAAGTCGCCACCGCGCAATATCCTAATATGCTTATCCTCAGAAGAGTAGGTGCCATCCCAGATAAAAGAAATATCTACATCAAATGCTAGTCCATACCCAAGCCTGTTAGCCATAGAAATAGGAAAACATTGATATGCATGTCTATCGAACGTGTCATCCATCCAGGATCTATGCATAGGAAGTTGATCTATTAATGCATGAGAGTTTTGATCTTTATATGCTACTAGATCCACTACATTCCCGTTTCAGCATAAAACTCTGGACGATGAAACTTTTCAGAATAATCAAGCATAGTAACAATAGAGTGCTTGACTCCTGATTTTACTGGCATTGCTCTATGTGGATACATATAGTTTGACGGGAAAACAAATAAGTCTCCGGCAGTTGGCTTTATGGTTAGTCCTTGTAACCTAAAATTAATTTCTCCGCCCTCATAATCATCATTCGGATATCCAACTAGTGAAACGACACAGTTATAAGAATATCCATGGTCATGATGCTCTTGGAAGTGCTGACCTGGACCATACTTAACAAAATTCATGGCCTCCCAGTATCTTAGTTCTCCTAGTCTAAAATGATTGGCATAGTGCTTTACTGGCTGTAAACTTTTATCATATATAGATTGCCATATATCTTGTAACTCTAGACCAGCAGAACTTTTGTCCCCTTCAATATCGGACTTCTTATACTTAAAGTCAAGGCAGTCTCTGTATTCTGGCATCTTCATTCCGTATCCCACCATTGCCTCAGAATACCTATAAGGATTTCTATCGCTATTTATTACTGCCTCAACTCTTTCTATGGAGTTGTTTGGAATAACATCATGATAGACAAATATCCCTGGTCCGATTTCATCCATTGATGACCATGTTTGTTCTGAAACATGATAATAGTCTTGTATTCTTTTATGAACTTCAACTGCGTCTTCAGTAATCATTTTTATCCTAATAAACTAATTGATTGTCTTCTAATCTATATTGGTGATATCTTAATCCACCACGACTATTATAGTCTGTCATAATAACTATAGAATATTTTGTTCCATCTTTAATTGGCTTTGATGCATGTTCGTATATGAATGTAGACGGGAAAATAACTAGATCCCCAGCCTCTGGCTTAATTTCTAAGTCAAACCTAGGGAAATATAATTCTCCTCCGGCATAATCATCATTTAAATAGCCAACCATGGATATTGTGCAGACATAGGCTGGTCCGTGATCTGCATGTATGTTAAAATGTGTTCCAGCACCACTATACTTCACAAAGTTAAATGTCTCAAAGTACTGGATTCCGACGCCCCAGTAAGCACCATAATCCTGAGATGGTGGATAAATTTTATCAAACGCCTCCTGATGGATATCATACAGTTGTGCGTTATCTCTATCTCTTTCACCTAAGTTTTTATGTCCGATTTTAAAATCTAGACAATTTCTTGCATCATATAATGGACTGTCAGATTCCGTTACCTGTGCTGGTGACCATTTGTATTTATTATTGCCAGAAAGATTATTTTCTAATGTAGAAATGCATTTATTAGAAAAGTCAGAATCAAATACCTTTTTATAGATATTGATACCTAGTGCTGGATTTTCCACTAAAACATTAGAGTTTGTAAATCTATATGGCATTCTATGAGAATCAGTTTCCGACCGATCTTTAGTAAACCAATCTGACAAGGCTACTCCAAACTATTTAAGGACGTAAAGCCTAGAGCATTTTGAATGATATAGGCACCGTCAGCACTAATATCATAGCAAATATCTGTTACCTGATCAAGCAAGTCTACCGATTCAATCTTTATAAATTGTTGTGAATCTATATCAAATATATTATATGACTCTGTTATATTTTTTACATTTTCAAATTTAAATATTCCATTTATTGAAACAAGCAGCCATGTCTTGTCTGTAAATATTTGATTATTTATCTTTATTAAAGATCCTTGTTCTGCTACTGCCTCTATAGAATTTAATTCTACCGTTCCTTGTTCAGAAACTGTTACGCTAGATGATTCCCATGAGAGTATATCGTCAACTTCACCCAACTCTTCTATTTTAATAGTTGAAAGGAGGTCGCCCTGTGTTAGATATTTATCAGAAAGATAGCCAAAGTCCTCTGTAAGAATTAGTATTTGTTCCTGGTTAGACATAATTGCTGTTGGCGCAGTTTTAAATGTTGGAGGGAAGAAAGGAGGAAAGAACGGAAAGAATGGGGGGAAGAATGGGGGGAAGAACGGGAAAAATGGTGGGAAAAAAGGAGGGAAAAATGGAAAGAACGGTGGGAAAAATGGAGGGAAAAATGGGAAGAATGGGGGGAAGAACGGAGGAAAGAATGGAGATACTGTAGTGACACTAGAAGAATATGCAGACCATTCTCCTAATCCATTAGCATTCTCTGCTCTTACTCTATATTGCTGTGCTGTCCCGCCTTCTTGTGTTACTGTAACTGATGTTGATGTTGTGTCTCCAGATTTAGCATCATTGCTCTCCCAGTAGTATCTTATTAATGCTTTACCACCAGTAGATGGAACCGACCAAGACACAGTATCTTGATTTGCTGTTGAGGATGATGCTGTAGGCGCTGACATTGTTGCTGGTACTCCAGTAATAGCAATGGCTGTGCTATTTGCAGAAGCCTGAGAATTCCCAGAAGAGTTTGTAGCAATAACGTAGAACTGCATAGTTCCAGAATCTGGAGTTGGTAGTCCTGTAATAGTTATTGGTGAAGAAGATCCAGTTGCTGTATACCCGCCAGTTGTTGAATATACTGTATATGAAGTTGCTGGAGGGGAGCCTGCTGGAAGAGTAAATGCTACAGATGCTGCTCCATTATTGAATGCTCTACTTGTACCTACATCTGTGGCAACAACGTTAGTTGGAGCAAATGGCTCAAGAAAATCGTTCTGCTGTGCAGACCTATTACCCGATTCTTTCTTAGCCATATTATCTCCTAAATATCAACAATCAGTATATCATACTAGGCTTTAAGATCGCCATATACGATCCAAGAATTACTTCCGCGCTTTAGTAACGTACATGAAGACCATCTTGTTCTTAGTTTTAGACCAGGGGTGGCATTTACAGTAACCCCTACTTCTCCCGCAATTGTTACTTCTCCAGTATTTATTTGAAATACGTCAATGCTTGCGCCTATTGGATAATTTAGCGTTGCATCTGTTGGTATTGTTACTGTGGTTGCAGATGTACTATCCATTTCAATAATATTATCTCTTAGGGTAAGAGTATCAAGGGTATAACTTGAAGTCTTAGAAATAAATGATGATATAGATGGGACTCCTACTTTAGTCTGAGTACCGTCAGAAAACGCTACTCCAGAACTTGCTGTAACTAGACCTGAGAATGTTGGATCATTTACTGTAGATACTTGTGTTCCAGTAACAGAAATATTTGTACCAGCAGTTATTGTTCCCGCTCCAGAGAACTGGAATACAGTAATATTATCTGTTCCTACAGTAAAGGTAGTTGGGTTGGAAACTATAAGTACCCACCCAGAACCAGCATTTAGCGTTCCCCGCTTAACAAAAATGTATGCGCCAGGGATTTCATCTGCCTCATCACATAGTCCGCATCTAGTGAGAACCCATGGATTATTTGAATCTCCCACCTGAGTTAGATTGTATCTACCATTTTGAGCAGAAGTAGATTGATTTTTAACAAGCACCCCATTTTGTCCAGGAGTAGTGGATGATAAGGTTACTCCATCTATAGTTGGAAAGGCACCATTTGAAGTAGCAGTTAGTGTGGCACCAACACCATCTGTTCCATTGCTATAGGTGGCAGAAAGATTGGCAGTAGTTGCAATTTCTACAGCAGGCTTTGTTTGAAGACCCTCTGCAGTTTCATCAACATATTTCTTTGTAGCAGCGTGCATTGCCTGTGTGGGATCTGCATGTAGGGTTACAAAACCACTAAATGTAGCACCAGAAAGATTTGCCTTTAAGTCAAGGGCGGTCTGTTGAGCCGTAGATACTGGCTTATTGGAATCAGAGGTGTTATCAACATTTCCTAATCCCACCATAGATTTAGTAATTCCAGATACTGTTCCAGTAAATGTTGGAGATTCTAGTGGTGCTTTATTATTTAACTGAGTCTGTATTGCAGATGTAACTCCATCTAAGTATGATATTTCTGTAGAAGATATATCTCCTATTGAAGTAGCGGACGGGAGAATGACTGTACCAGTAAACGTTGGAGAATTTAATGGAGCATATGTAGTCGATGCTACAGAAGATGCTAACTTTCCGTCTAACTGTGTTTGTATCGCAGACGTTACACCATTTAAATATGCTAATTCTGTTGCACTAACGTCACCTATAGATGTGGTATTTGGAAGAACAACCGTTCCAATAAAAGTTGGAGCATTCAATCTTGCTATATCTGTATCAATATAGGCTTCATCAATTACAGATGCGTTCCATGTTCCACTAGTAATAATACCAAGATCCGTAATTCCATACCCTGACAAAGAGGTAGGGGTAGATGTTATCTTAGACCATGATACATCAGTTAACCATGATGGATCAGAATATGATCCTAATGTTGAAACAGCATCTGTAATTCCATATCCAGATATTGAAGTAGGGGTAGATGTTATCTTTGTCCATGCTAATGATGCTATCCATGTTGGATTTGAATATGACTGATCTGTATAAACTCCATTAGTTACCGTTGCAGCATTTCCTATGTAATTAGTTACTGACAAAACTGGGGTTCCTGCAATTTTAATAACAGATCCAGAACCTAAGTTTATGCTTTCTTCTGAAGTCCAATGCGAGTTAATTGAGTCCCAGGTAAAAGCGGTATCCTCCCAAGATGCTGTAAGTCCATCTGTTGAAAGAATCTTGCCGGAATTACCTGTTAATGATGGATATGGATTTATTGCAGCGGGAGAAATTATAACCCAACTAGACCCATCCCATACCCGTGCTACTTTGGCCATAATACAATTATAACCTAAAAAGTGCTATTTTATAAATGATTATCTCCCACATGTACATCCAGGTCCGTGGTTTAATAGATTATCTATTTTATCTGTCATCCATGTCACAATTATATACTTTTTACCCTTAGATACTGGCTCCGCTGCGTGTAAATAAGGGTAGTTTGATGGGAAAAGTACTAGGGTCGGCTTATCTGGCTGAATAGTATAATTGAAATGCTTAAAGGTTGTTCCACCGCCCTCATAACTATCTGGGTTGAGGTAAATCAAACAGGAAACCTGTCTATTGTTTCCCCGACCATAATCTGCATGAAATTCATATTTGTCATAAGATTCATATCTTAAGAGACTCAGGCCATCGTCCTTTGAAATATGAACATTCTCGTAATACGAAGTGTATTGCTTTACGCATTCATACATATAAGGTCTTACTTCTTTATGAGATATTTCTAGATCATCTAGTAAAAATGATTCGCTGGAGCGAACATGTTTAGCAATTGATCCAGAACCAACTGCTGAATCAACCCATGGCAATTTAGATTTCTCTACCTCTTTTATAATTTTTTTAGCCAAGTGATCTGAGAAATCAAATTCTACTGCACCTGGGAATATTTCAACCGCCATCAAATCTCCTATAAGTATTTCTTCTTTACACGATATTTCTTTTTATACTCGCCACCGATTGGATTTCCATCCATATCATAGCGGCCTCTACCAAACTCGTTGTGTCGCAAAGAACTCTCTTGTATATCTAATTTATTTGGAGTTTTTACTGAATGGGTCCACTCATCCCTCTTAAACGGAATGATTTGTACAATAGGTGTTCCTGACTTGATTACTCCTTCATAATTTTTTGCCATTAGAAATGGAAACTGTACTGCTAATGGATGCATATCTGTATCAACTACTCCGGTAAGCGTTAAGAACGGAGATACTTGATTGAATGGGTGGGTAAATATACAACTATATCCTGGGGGAGTCTTAATAACAAATGGGTTTGTAAACTTATAGGCATACTCATTATACATTCCCTGTAGTTCTAGACCCCTAATTTGCTCATACGGATGCATAGTTATAGGCTTAGAGCCACCTTCTACTAATTTAGCATCACACTTACACTCATGCGTTCCATCCTCATCTACAGTCCAATATGAATCATATTTAGTAACAAGATAGTACCCCGTCGTAAAGGCATCTAATATTGGTATACACTTCTTTACTGTATAGTCGGCTTTTTCATCAGGATCTTCATTCCAGAATTTTCTAACCGATGGCATTCTTTTATACCACTTAGGAATATTCCTAGAAGATGGAATTGGCTCAACACAACCCCTCCCGAAATTTTCTACTGGAATAAATTCTATATTTTCCATATCAACTATACTCTTTCTTTACCCAAATATTATTTTTATACCATCCAAATGGGACGGATCTAGCCTTAAGAGATATGTAATTATCTCTTGAAGTACTTAGTTCACTAACATAGGATATCCAAGAACTTCTTTTGATTGGAATTAATTGTGCTACTGGAGTTCCCTTAGGGATTATGCCATCAAAATTCTTTTTAAAAAAGAATGGTATATTACCACCAGGCCACCATTCATCTGAATCAATTATTCCAGAAGTAGCAATAAATGGAAGATCAAATCTATTTAGTGGATGAGTAACTTCTAAACTCCACCCCCTAGGCAACCTTATCCCCCATTGCCCCTTAAATATCATGTGATTATCACAGTATCCGTTGGGCCTTGGAATAGTATGACCTATTTCAGCAATTCTTTCATCTATCATAGGAACATTTGATTGTTTTTTCTGATATTCTCCAGTATATGGATTTTTTTCTACTGAATAAAACTCTTCAACCACATCAGTAGTTCTTACATACAAATCTTCCCATAGACATATGAAGTATCCAGATATCATAGCATCTAAAAACGGGACACATGACTTCATTCCACCTATAGCCGATGGATCTCCACTTTTTACAACTTTACCAGTTTCTGATGATATAAACATTTCTCCAGACTTATACCATCCTGGGACAAGTGCCTTCGCCGGGATTGGTGGGTCTATATTTTTATATGCATAGTCATCAGTAGGAACAAATCTTATTCTTTTTATCATTTAGGAATAACCAATTCTGTTCCATCTATATTTGCGTAGAATCCCTTAGAAGGATCGTAGTTCCATGACTCTGTGACTTGCAAATCTGTAATATCTAGAACCTCTGGGTTAGATTGTAAAATAGCAGCAAGTTCTACGTCAAATCTCATAATTCTTTGAACTTTACCATCTAGCACAAATGCTATGACTCTTTCATTCATTTATGACACCTCCTCTGTGCTTATTGCTTCCCACTTTTTTAATGGGCAACTTGCATCTGATAATTTAGTTTTTTGTTTCATAAAACATCCACACTTTTTACATTGAAATGTAGTTTTTATTAATTCTGGACAGGACTGACAAATCTCTATTCTTTTTTGGTAAGTCTCACTATCAACTCTACCCATTTTTTTATTAAATAGATCCCAGGGTCTAACTTGTTTTTCAGACATTACTAACTTTCTTTGAAAAACTATTAGAATTTTCATTATAAATATCAAAAATATCTACTTTGTGAAAATTTGGACCAATTTCTACGATCTTAGGATCACTTAAGAATATGGCACCTAGTCTTTCGTCACAATGAATTATATCTTCAACTACTCCATCAATTACTAGTGCTAAATGCATTGGAACTTGATCAGAACGAGTAAATTTTGGATTTGGCTTAAAATAAGTACTGTCAATACCAAATATTTTTTTTATTAAATAT